ATGTTTATATATCTGGATTAAGACAAAATAAAAGTACACTTAGTTTATCAACTAATACATTGACATTTTCTACCGCACCACCAAATGGGGCTAGCATAGAGGTTAAAACAATAGGTGATATAAATACAAGTTCAGTTGTTGCAGCACAATCTATAACAGGCGGACAAGGAATAGATGTAGCAGAACCATCAACTAATAATTTTACAATAAGTAATAGATACGATGTTAGTGTAATTAGCACAGCTACAACAGCGCAAGCAGGATATGTATATGTGCTTACAGCTAGTTTAGCATTAACATTACCTACAGGAGTAGTTGGGGATTCAATTAAAATTAGTAATAGATCGGGAACACAGACCTGTACACTAGTCCCCGATGGAACAGATAAAATAATGGGTAGCAACACTACATTAACGCTTAATACTGCGGCAGCAAGTTTTGAATTAATATTTTCAGGTACAGCAGAAGGCTGGGTAATAATAGGACAATAATATGAGTAATTTTACAGATTTTTTCGCAACCGCTTCAGGAGGAGCAGCATTTGCAAATAAAGTAGAATTTACATCTACTTCTATCTGGACTGTGCCTCAAGCAATTAGGGACAGAATAACAGATAATGGCGGAGAAAATGTTTATATAGAAATGGTAGGCGGAGGCCACGCTGATAGGAGTGGGGAGGTTTTTGCTGATATATTTAGATTGACATCTTCTCATTATGATCAAGGCAGTACATCACAAATAACTATGAAGGTGGGAGCTGCTGGTGGCGAAACAGGCTTTACACAAAGCACTCAATCAGGAACTTTTACAGATGATTATTCTTCTTCTTCCCCCTCTAAAGGCGGCGGAGCAACAGTTTTACAAGCATTTGTAAATGGTTCACCAGCGTTTGATTCTAATGGTTATCCTATAGTAACAAGAGTGCATTTAGATAAAAATATTACATTTTTAAGCAATGTACAATATGATGCAAGTGATAATGATCCAAATAAATTTTTAACATCTTTTCATCCTTCTTCCTCTATAGCTTTAAATAATTTTAGCAGTACTCTTACATATTCATCTCCTGATTTAGATTTTACGTTTTCTGATGGACAAGCACACGCTTTTGACGGTACAATAGTGCTAAGATCAGACCAAAGTCATTATATTGGGGGTGGAGCGGGGGCTTATGTGACGCAATATAATATTTATTGGTCAACAAGTGATATGAAATGGAAATCTACTTGGAGCAATAGCTGGGCAAGTAGTAATCATACAAGTACATTAGGGGGTATGTCTGTAACTGCACCTTATGGGCCAACATATGGCACAGTAGTTAGAGCAGGCGGAAATACAAATCACGCTCAATTTAAACACAACCCAACTGATACAAGGGGGCATAAAGGATTAGGGCAACACAACTATGCAGGAAGCTATGGGGCGGGGGGAAGTTTTCCGCAGCCTGGAATAATTAGAATATATTATCATTCATGAAACAATTTAGAATATTATTAAACGGGCATTTAGTAGATACTATAGTGGCTGATGATATTGAAACGGTTGAAACTATATATCATAATGGATTTACTATTGAAGAAATAACTGAATAATGGCATTAACTAAATTACATGGCGCTCTAACGCAGGGAGTTGAAACAGGCACAACAGCACAAAGGCCAAGTTCAGTTAATGCAGGTAAATTATATTATAATACAACAATTAGTAAATTACAAATTTATACAGGTAGCGAATGGGCTAATATTGGCCCTGATATAAGCTTTACCGCTGATACATCAATTATAACAGCAGATAATGCAGTTTTAAAAGCAGATCAAACAATTAGATAATAAAAAATGGCAAAACAAACAATAGGAATAGGTTCCAGTGCAAACGATGGTACTGGAGACACAATAAGAACAGCTTTTGATAAGTCAAATGATAATTTTAATGAATTATATAATGTAGCGGGTAATCTTACTTTAAGTGCATTAGGTTCAGGAACTTCTTTTAGTTTAGATTTTAGTACAGCAACAACATTTACTGCTACAGCTTCAGGGGCAGCAACATTTACATTTAGTAATGCAGTTCAGGGACAAGTAATAGATTTAATATTAACAGGAAATTATACAATAACATTTAGTGAAACAGGTTCAACTTTTAACAAAGTAGGTGCAACAGATTACGATGGCACAGCAAATAACTTAATTCAAATAGTTTGTACTGACGACAGTTCAGGTGCTAAAATATACCATTATTCTATTGCAACTTATACTAGTGATCCAACGCCATAATAATTATGAGAGCAATAAATATAAACGGAGAAATAAAAATATTTAACAAATTACCATCAACTTGGAATGGTAAAAAATACTATATGGGTGGTTTTGCGAGTTCACCTATAGAAGTATTAGAAGAAGAAGGTTTCTTTGAAGTAGTAGATCCGCAATATGACCCTGCTATAGAAGAACTAGGGGAATTGTATTTAAAAGATAATAAATACTATTATACAGTAAATGCTAAAACTTGGTCAGAAACTTTAGCTGAATTAAAAGAACAAAAATTAATAAGTTTAAAAAATTACACTAATAATAAATTATCAGTAACTGATTGGTATTATATTAGGCAATTACATAGAGGTATAAATGTACCACAAGAAATAGAAGATGAAAGAGCTGCAATACTAGCTAGTCATAACGACCACGAAGCGGCAATAAATGCATTAACTAAAAAAGCAGATGTAGTAAAATATGAGTTTATCTAAAAGATTAATATCAACTGAATCGCCATATAGTTTTGGGGGGGTAACTGATGGATTAGTTTTGCATTGGAATGCTAATGTACCGCAATCATATCCAGGTACAGGTACATCTGTTACAGATTTATCTACCTCAAATATAACTGGTTCATATTCTGGAAGTTTGTCTTGGGTTAGTGGAAGTCCAAGTTATTGGGATTTTACAGGAGGAGGGATTATAGGTTCAGCACCTCTAGCTGCAGGTGATGATACCCACACATTAGAGGTTTGGATCAAATGTGATGTTACTTCTGGTTATATGACAGTAATTGAACAAAATGCAAGTAGTGTACAAACTGGTAAAAGAAGTTCAATATTAATTAGACCTGAAAATGGAGGGGATTACAGCTTCACGGGTGTTAGTGCAGATACAATAGGCACATTAGTACCAAGCACAACAGCTTTTGAACATATAGTGATGACAATAAATGCTGGGTCTTCTAACTGGACTGCTGCTTTATATAAAAATGGTTCTTTATACGAAAACTTAACAGTAGTAAATGATATTAATATAGGTAATGCTGGGTGTGCAATAGGTGTAAGGTATTTTGGTGGTGAAGCATTAAATGGAAAAATTGGAGAAGCAAGAATTTACAATAAAACTTTGAGTTCAAGCGAAGTATCAACAAATTATAATGCAACAAAATCAACTTATGGTTTATAAAAAATAAAATAAAAAAATGGCAATAACAAAAGTAACAGCAAACGTATTAGCAGATAATGCAGTATCAGCATCCAGTATTGCAGATGGGGCAATAGCTACAGCTAAATTAGCAGATGATGCAGTAAGTTTTGAAAAAGTAGATGCAGAGTTTACTACTTCAAGTGCCTTAACTGCTGGTTCTACAGTAAATATAGATTTTGATGCAGCACAGGTGTTTACTTTAACTCCTAATGCAAATACAACATTTAACATAACAAATCCTAAAATTGGGATTACTAAAACAATAATCGTAACAGGTGCAGGTGGTACATATACTGCAGATACTTGGACAGTAGGTGGAGTAAGTGGTACATTTAATAAAATAGCAGGTACTTATGATGATACAAGTTCAACTAAAAACTTTTATCAAATTACTTGTGTAAGTGCAACTGAATTTTGGTATAGTATTTCTCAAATAGCAAGTTAATGTTTGGACAAGGTATAAATTTTGGTTCTTTAGCAGCAGTAGCTCAAGTAGTAGCCGACTTTTTAATTGTTGCTGGAGGTGGTTCTGGTAGCTCAAGTGGAGGAGTTGGTGGAGGAGGAGGAGGTGCTGGTGGACTTCGTACATCTTATGGTTCTACAAGTGGAGGT